TTAATAACCATATGCCTAAAGTAATTATAGTCGCTAAACCTGTGATTTGCTGGGCAGAACCAGTTAGTGTAAGTGTTGCAATAACTAAACCAACTAAAGTCCAACTAAGATTTAGTGTTTCTTTAATTGCTTGTACAAACCAAGACCATAATTTCTTAATCATTAGCTTCTCCTAAATATAAACGCAGCCATACTAGCTATTCTAGTCAAGATTACAGGAACTACGACTTCCTGTGCTTTTTCTTTTTGATCCTGTGTCATATCATTAGATATGTTTGATAGATTTATCTCTGTTATATTGTCAAAATCTACTAATACTTCTATTGGATTTTCTAAGAATGCCTCATACTGTACCTCTGTAACAACATCAGCAAGTGTGTAATCCTCTACATCAGCGTTCTCTACTGCTCTCTCTACATATTCTTCTACTGCTTCAGCAACTACTTCATCTGATTTAATTGCTTCTGCAACGATAGCAACATCTTCAGCTTCAACTTGTAATACTTCAGCAACAACCTCAACTTGCTCCTGTGTAAGATCTTCAACATTTTCTATTGCCTCCTCAACTATTTCTTGTACAACTTCTTGTACTTCTTCTGTTGCCTTATCTAAGTTTTGTACACCAACATCATTAACTTGTTCTATAACTTCTATAACTTCTTCTGTGGTAGCTTCTTCAACGATAATTTCCTCAACGATTTCTTCAACTTCAGATACTGCTTCAACGACTTCTTCTTCAGAAAGTTCTTCTGCAGGTTTCTCCTCAACATCTTCCTGTATTGGCTCATCCAAAACTTCCTCAACCACTTCTTCATCTTCCACCACAATAACAATGTCATCTTCTTCTTTCTCCTCTACAATAATTATAATTTCTTCAGGTATATCTATCACTTCTTCCTCTATAACAATAGATTCTACAAACTCCTCTACCTCTTGATATACCTCAACAAACTCCTCTACATCTTCTTCAGGAATGTCAACATCTACTTCTTCTAATTCAGCTTTTATTTCAGCTTCTTTTTC